AAGCTGTTCTGGAGTAGCACCACCGAAGGCTGCTGAACGCACACCACGGCGTCCCTGTGCAGCTAGACGCTCTTCTAAAGCAAGACGCTGACGTTCCTCTTCAGGTCGTTGTGTAGCTCTGATACGTTCAAAGACTTCTGCTTCTCGTGCTCCTGTAGGTCGTAACACATCTGAAGCTGCTTGTCCTGCAAGACCACCATACTGCCTACGCAAGGCTTCTACATCGGCAGGAGCAGTAGTATCAAGACCGGCCATGCCTAGGCCTAGACCTCTAGCAGCCAAGGCTCCCGCACCTGTACGAACATCAGGAGGCGTAATACCTTCAAAAGTCTGAGTTACGTCTGTTACAGGCCCGCCTAAAACACCAACTTCACCTAAACCAAGACGTTGACGGCTAAGGTCTAACGCTTGTTGTCCTAACGAACCAATACCAGCACTAGGCTCTTGAGTTAAAAGACCGGGTACTTGTTCTGCAAACCGTCCACGCAAGAGGTTAATGTCTGCAGGTTGTCCTTCAGCAGCAGTCATAAATCTACCGCCAAGGCCAAAGGCTTGTTCAGCTGCGGCTCTTGTAGGATCAATACCAAAAGTAGGAGTAGCCATCAACTGTTGACCCCTACCTACAGCGCCTAGACCTGCTTGTTGTAGCTCTGCAGCGCCCGGAGTAGGCCCAAACATTCGTCCAGCACGTCCTAAGAGACCTCTTTGTATAGCCAACTCTTCAGGAGACAAGTCCATTGTAGTGCTGAGTCGTTCTTCTGTGATGCTTTTTTCTTCTCCCGTAACAGGATCAATATACGTTCTTTGAACAGGCGTTAATTGAGTTCCAAACTGACCACCAGTAGCAGTAGCAATAGTATAAGGACGAAACGTAGCCTGCGCCATTTGTTGCGCTGCAAGTTGCTGACCTAATTCCAGCCCACGCCCTCCAATTCCGCCTAGTTTTTCATAAGCCCCCGTAAGAAGACCAATACCAGCAAGGCTTCTGCCTCCGGAGCCTGTTAAAAAGTTGTACAAGCGGTCCATTGTTGTTAAGGGGGTTGTTTCTGTTTCATCTTCTCCAGCCGTAGATGCCGCAGTAACAGGAGTAGCTACGCTTTGGACGTTAGCAATCGTTCCGTTGGTTTCATAGTCATAAGCACGGGCTTCTTGAATAGTATTAAAGATTTGATTACCTACACGATACATTAGTACGTACCTCCATCAATAGTGCCTGTTGACAGCGTACCTGTAAAGGTCAACGCAGGAATTGTCACAGTACCTGTAAAGGTAGGCGAAGCAATGTCTGCCTTTGTAGCGATAGCTGTTGATATAGCGTCGAACTCTGTTTCAAACTCAGCGCCCTTAATGATTTTACCGCTGTCACCGGAAGGTAGACTGTCCTTAGCGGCAAAGTCAGTAGTCTTTGTATAGTTACTCATAGTACTTTACCCATTAGTGCTAATACGTTGATCTCTTGGAGAGACAAACCAGAACCGTCAATGTCTGCTTCCAACCCAATAGTTATAACTCCACCACCACCTGTAGTGTTGATACCACGGCGTGACGTAAGGTCTCCACCAGTAAACTCTACAGTTGTGTTGTATTCACTTTCGTTGTAGTAACCTGTTACCTGATTACCTACAGTAAACTCTGCTGTTTGAAAAAACGTGTCAAAGTCATAAGCCCACTTAAGAAACACAACAGCACTGTTAGCTCCAACAATAGTAGGTCTGAGCTTCTTAAGAATCTTTAGCCTTGAAGGATCACCAAAGGTCAAACCGGGGCTGTAGTACTTGAAACGGAAAGACTCACCGTTGTCATCATTTCCAGTGTACTCACTAATGCCGTTACCGTTGCCAATCAAAAGTGTTCCGTTTTCTTTTCTAGCGTAAGCAGTAAAACCAGTGCCGGGCCAGCGTGTTACACGGTAAGCACCGTTTTCCAACGTGCCTCTTACGTCAAAACAAAACGTAGAATTTTGTGACGTAAAGGTTATTAAGTAGAAGCCTTCTTCTGGGCTATACACAGTCCTATAAAACTCTGATTCATTCTGTAGTAGTGCAATGATGTCTTTTGTTACGTTACCTGAAAGACTGCTGATAGGCATTGACTTTTCTTGTATTGTTCTACCAAAGCTTTTTAGACCAGTGTGTGACAAGAACAACACGTCTGTACCAGTGTGCTGCACAGTGTCTCTGTCTACGCAACCTACTCCTGCTACCGTGTCTGCTAACACCATAGTTGCCGGAGCTTCTGCACCAGAGTAAGCAATGATGCTGTGCTTACCAAAGATAATCAGTAGACCGTTGTGTGCTGCCAGCGCAACAATTTCGTCGTAACCGTCAGGCCATACTTTAGACACGTCAATAGATCCACTAGTACCGCCAGACCAGTCATGTCCGATCAATAGGTCTGACCAGTAGATAGTAGACTTGTCACTGCTAAAGTCCGCAGTCCAAAGACGACCATAGGCTGATATGACCTCATTACCGTACATAGTAGAAGCAACACCAGCAGCGCCACTAACAGTACTGAGTTTGACTACAGAGCCACCAGCGTTGTCATAAACAAGTGGTTCGTACCCGCGTTGAAAGAAGTAAATCTTATTGTTAAAGTTTACCATCTTCCAGTTGTCAGCAGTAATTGTGTAACTTGCTGGAGTTTCGTCAACCAGTGTTGTTGTACCGCTAATGATCTTGTTGTTGCCCACAGAAAAGATCTTGCGATTACCGCTGCTGTCTTCAAACTCTTTAATGCTTCTGATCTTAGCAGTACCCAGCACAGTTTTGTCTGTTGTTAAAACACTGTAGCCTTTGCGTGACGCAATACGACCACGTTTGTCAATCACTGCGTTGTCAGCAATGTCGGCAAACGAAGGGTCTTGTGCCAGCGGAGAATCTTCTGTGTTGATCCCCTTAAAAGCTGGAGCTACAAGATTGATGCTTTGTAACTGTTGAGCCATAACTACCTCACGGCGTATAGAAGATTACTTCTTCTGGGTGCTTTTGAGCGTCTAGTGCAATGGCATCAGACAAGTATCTGTCAGCAATAGCAAAGTACTCAGGAGCAGACGTACCACCTGTTTCACCGCGTTCACGGGCCAACATAGCAATCGCCATGTGAATTACAGGCATTGAAGGCACTGTCAGTTCGTCTGAGTCTGCTGACAAATCAGCTTGTCTTTTGACACAGTTAAAACGAATGGTGTACTCTTTGTCCGGAGTAGGATAAACGTCAATCTGAGTGTCACCATTACTGTCTACACCGTTATACGTGTAGTACGTAGGCGCTCCTGTACGTGGGTCTGAGATCAAGTAAGCTTCGTCAAAGAACGTAGCTGTCTTGTACTCCATGAACAAATTAGCTGTGTCGTTGATTACATTAAGTGCTTTGATTCTGTTTTCGCTTCCAGTAAGAACGTAATTGAAAATGTCAGAAGTAGTAGTAATCGTTAGGGTAGTCCTAAGTGCTGACCAGTCCCACGCATCTTCTACCATTCGTTTTGCGTCGTTTACAAAGTCTCCTACCATCTTGCCATAAGTACTAGAAGAAACAGAGGTGACTTCTTCTTCTCGCAGCCTACGCAATACGTTGTTTACTAAATTTAAATAGGTCATGTAAACATACCTCCTGTTCCGTTCCTAAGTCTTTCAATCATTGCTAAAAGTTCTCTATTGTAGTCTTTTTGAGGAGGTGTTATTTGTTGTTGTAGTTGAACAGGTTGATAATTTATTCCTGCTGTAAACGGAGTTGCTTTAGGGGTAATGGCGCTACCTCCGCCTGCTAATAAACCAGTACCTATGGCTCCCAAACCGTTTCCTAATCCATTTCCATTTCCATCGCCGTTGCCGTCCCCATTACCGCCTCCGGTGCCTCCTCCGTTACCTCCGTCTGGTCCCGGCTCAGGCTCTGGTTGAGGCTCTGGTTGAGGCTCTGGTTGTGGCTCTGGTTGTGGCTCTGGTTGTGGCTCTGGTTGTGGCTCTGGTTGTGGCTCTGGTTGTGGCTCTGGTTGTGGCTCTGGTTGTGGATCAGTTTCAACTATATCATCAGGAACACAACCGCCAAAAAGATCACTGTATACAAAACCTATAGGACATTCTGTTTTAACAAGGTCTTCTTCGCCTTCTTCTAATCGCTCTTGGTCCTCTTGTTGTCTACGTGCTTCTTCAAGAGCCTCCCTTGCTTCTTCTTGTGACTCAAATAACTCTAAACCCGTAACGTCGTCTGTGTCGTAAACAGCACGAATCATGTTTTCTATTGGGTCAAAAATATAGCCTATTATTTGAGGAGTAGGTCTTTCAAACTCACCGTACGGAGTGTTTTCAGCTGTCCAGTCAGGATTCCATGACTGTCCTGTGTAACTTTCCCACTCCTGTATCAGCGCATCGCGATATTCCGGTTCGCTCCTAAAAACAGCTTCATAGAGCTGACGACCTACCATGTCTTTGTCAAAATCGTATTCTTCGTCTACGCCACCCGACTCCCAATCGCTTGGGTCAAAGGCGCGTACATTGTCAACAGTTTGGGAAGTAGCATAGTCGTATGCACGTGCGTCTTGAATGTTGTCAAAGTACTGGTCACCCACTTGGTACGTTGTGTTTGACGTAGGAGCAGCAAAACCTCCACTTTCTAAACGAGGATTTGTATCAGGGTTGTTATCTACAGGACTACCGCTTCCACCACCGCCTTCTCTTTCTTCTTGAAGACGCCTTAAAATTTCTGCGTAGTCTCGCAAGCTAACCTGTATGTTTCCAAGGGCATCGCTAACGTCTACGTCTTGCCACGCTACGTCTTCGTACTCATTAAGGTTGTCTTGCATGTTCCGCAAAACATCGTTAAGTTGGCCTGTTTGTCCTGCAAGGTTTATAATAATGTCGGAATAATCTGAAGTAATTCCTGTTTTAACTAGCTCTCCTAGTTCTGCATAACGAGCAGAGGCGTTAGATAAGGCTTGATAAAAAGGACTGTTTTCACCAAGTTCTGCTGCTTCGGCTGCTAATTCTTGAGATTTTTTTATGTAATAGTCTGACGAGTTGCCGCCTAAACCTGATTCTTCTAAAAATGTATTAAACTGTTCCGTCAGACCAGCAGTAGCAGCAGCAACAAGCATGTCACCCAAGTCAACACTTCCTGTGGTAATTCCTTGTACAATAGCTGACTGAATAGCTCCTGTAGCTGCTGCACCGCCTGTTGATCCTAAAAGACTAGCTAGTTTTCCTGATAAGGCTCCACCAACACCAGCAGCAATAGCCAAAGCACCAATTGCTTTAACAATGTCTCCCATTCCTAAATGGTCGTCAACCTTCATGGTTTTTACATAGGCTGATCCGTTCCACTCATAACGATCACCATCGTCATTAAAAATAGTAGAACCAACTCCGTATTTGGCTAACAGTGCTTGGTTAGCCTCTGAGTTTACCCAACGATCATACGCAGAGGCTTGTTCTTGAGTACGCCGACGATAAAGTTCTTCGTATGTAGAAGAAGCGTCGTCTCCGTACTGAGTTAAGTCTTCTCCTTCAAGAATCATTATTTCTTCTGGTGTAAGAGCGCCTGAGTAATCAGTCCAGCTACCTACGTCATAATCTCCAGACTGAATAAGTCTTTCTCTTTCAGTCATGTAAGCAAGGTAATTGTCAAAATCTCCAAAGGCTTGGCGAAGCATTGCAGAGCCTTCGCTATTAAAGTATTCTTTTAAGCCTTCTACTGTTACTTGAGTAGAGTCTGCTCTATTGTACAAAGCGTCTGGATTAGCGTCTCCTAGTTCAACGCCTCTAAAAAGAGTAAAGGACTCTACAGGTGTTTGAGATCCTTCTGAATTGTCTCCATCTGTCAACATACCACCGGGAGCAGGACCAGCCCTTACGTTATCAATGGTCCCGTTTGTCTCGTAGTCGTATGCACGAGCAGACTGAATATCTGGAAATGTCATGTTTCCTACGTGATACATATTACTTCTTCCAGTTAGCTAAACCACGAATACCAAATGATGCTGCAACAGCAGCCCCCAAGAAACCTTTGTACCAATCAGGCATACCGTCTAAAGCAGCAAACCCTTGCATAACTACAGGCACCATGCTAGGGAAGAACGCAAGTATACATGGTACTGAAAACAAAATAGTAAACCATTCGTCCTTCCATGAACTGCTTGCGTTGTTAGCATGGATGTTTTCCCAATTAGCGTCCTGCTGAATAGCTACCATCTTACGCTCATGGATAGCCTTCTTCTCTTCTGCCTTACGCTCTAAATGACCACCAATAAGGTCAGCTAAAGGGCCAAGTAGTGTTTGCCACATTATCTAGCAAACTCTAGAATGGCAATTGACAAAGTAATCATTACTGCCACCATGCCAAACCCACGAGTCATTAGCGCCTCTAGTCGGTCAAAGCGCTTGTTGTGTTCGTCAAGCTGCATCTGAATCATTTCGTAGCGAATACTACATTCACGCTCGTGAGCTTCTAACCGACTTATTGCTTGCTCTAATTCAGACATAACAAATCCTTACTGCTTAGCCTTACCTACGTTAATAGCCATGATGTCAATAAAACGGTACAGCTTTGCCAGCCATGCGTCGTCCTTTGGCGTAGGCGTTACTGCCGCAATGATTGAGCATACGGTGACGACCATAGGCGCAATAGCCGCTAGGTCAGATAGAACCTGAAGTACTACCACGGTACACCGTCCTCAGTTACAGGGTTCTTTTGCTCTGCGATGTTAGCCGCTAGTGAAGCCTCAACTTCAGTCTGGTCAACACCGTTAGCCCAGCACCAGCCCAGCACA